ATATTTTATATAAAGACAAAGTTTATATCTCGAGGAGCTAAAGCAATAGTAATGTATAAACGAGACGCTAAAATATTATTAAAAAATTATGAGTGTTGGAACGATTTAAAATACATAATGCTTGATAAACAAAACGAAGAAATGCTACTACTAATGGAACAACTTGAAAAGCGTTACGATTTTACTAAGGAGGATACTGATAATGGCGATAACTAAAATATATAAATGCTGTATATGTCATAAAGTCCTAGATACTAAACCTCATAGACTGGTACACCAAGAGTACGACTATAAAGGATACAGACAATATAAAAACAAACAGCACTTTGATTTTTGCGATAAATGTTTTAAAACTTTTGGGAGTTGGATAATAAAACATAAGGAGGTAACTAATGGATAGACGTATGCTAGAGAAAATATGCGACCCACATATAAGTATCGTACAAAATATAAGTATGTTACGTGAAAACTGGCTAAAATATAAAGATTTAGACAACGCTACGTTATATATACACCCTTTAACTTATGATAGGTTATTTAATGAACTTAGTAAAAGTACCCAATATTATTATGTTGGAGTAAATGGAGATTTTATTTTAGGGCTAAAAATAAAACAAGACCCTAGAGTTAGACCATATCATTTAATAATTAGAGAGGAGGATAATATGGCAAGAGAATATTGTAAAAATGATGTAGATACTTTAGACGCTTATAGATATTTTATTGAGGGTCAAAGAGGAGCTGGTAAAGTACTTAAAACACTAAATAGTTTGTCTACTTTACCTACTAGATTTATTATAAATGAGGGAGCTACAATACTATTTTGGAACGACGGCACTAAAACTATTGTTAAACGTGCTAAAGACGATACTTTCGACCCAGTAAAAGGTTTTCTATGGGCTTATTTCTTAAAACATAGTAAATTATCTAGGACTAAAGCTAATAAATACTTACGTGATTTAGATAAGGAGGACTAGCCTATGTATGCTATACGAAACTATACAAATACCAAGTGCGAGCTAGAAATGGCTAAAACAAGGCTAAATCTACTTATGGATAGAAAAGAGCAACTATATTGTAAGTACTTTCCTATAACATCTAAACCAAAAGAGGTTATGGTTGACGGAGGTAATAGAAACAACGACAAAATGGCTGATTATCTATACGAACTACACGACGTTGATATTGGAACTGGTAAAAGTTTAGCTGAGGAAATCACATATCAACAGCAAACTGTGGATAAGTTACAAGGATATATAAATATTATGGCTGATAGTTTAAATAAAATGACTGGTATTGAGTATCAATTATTTTATGAAATTGTACACAATGGCGTAAAAATCACTAAAGCTGTTGAAAATATAGCCATAGCCAACGATATTGAGCCACAAACTATATGGAAAAACTACTACAAAAAGATAAAGAAATATGTTAATAGAGTAAAAGTTTTTGGTTATGATAGCCAAGCTCGATAGTCAAAAAGTGCTTATTTTTAGGCACTTTTTATATTTTGCACAGTAATAAGTACAGTAATTAAGAAAAAAATTATAAATGTATAGTGAAAATACAGTAAAAATCGTGCTAAAGTATATAATGAAATAAGACACTTGAAAAGGGTGTCTTTTTTCTATGCTGAAAAGGAGGGCGTTAGTTATGAATAATGTTATAAAAGTAACTCCTAATAAGGACGGTAAAATATTTGTTACATTATATGGTACTAAATATGAAATAGTAGTTGAACAACCTAAAGAGGTTGAGGAAAAGCCAGCAAAAACTACTAAAAAGGCTGAATAAAACAGCTAATATCAACTAAGGAGGTGGTAGTTTATGGCTAGAAATTATAAACCCTATAAAAAAGGCGATAAGCTAACACTCAAACAAGAGCGTTGGATAGACGAGTATATCAAATGCAACGACTATACAACAGCCTCTCGTAATGCTGGATATACTGGTAGTAATGATAACCTAAGGGCTATTGGATACCAAAACAGCTTAAAGTTTAAAGACCTTATAAATGATAGACGTATTGAGTTATCTAGTAAAATAACTAATAAAAGTATAGCCTCGCTTGAGGATATATTTAAGTTTTGGACTGATACGTTTACCAATGAGGACAATAAACAAGCCGATAGACTTAAAGCTAGTGAGTTACTGGCTAAGGCTAAAGGTGGGTTTATTGAAAAGGTTGAGGTTAAAAAGGTTGATACTGACTGGTTTATAGACGAGGACGATAATACCAATGGCTAGAAGATTAAACCCCGCTATATTTAATGACTGGGTTTATCAAGGTATTAACGACTACACACATCGTATAGAGGTCTATATGGGTGGTGCTGGTAGTGGTAAGTCGTATGGAGCCACACAAAAGGTATTATTAAAAGCCTTGAAATATAAACGTACAGTATTGGTAATACGTAAAATACAACGTACAATAAAACACTCAATATGGGCGTTATTTATAACACATCTACGTAATAGTGGCTATTATGACGCTTGTAGAATAAATAGGAGTGATTTTGAGATAGAGCTACCCAACGGCTCTATTTTTATATTTAAAGGACTAGACGACGAGGAAAAGATTAAGTCAATAGACGGTATCACGGATATAGTAATCGAAGAGGCAACCGAACTTACCGAGGACGAGTTTACACAGTTAAACTTACGTTTAAGAGCGTTGGTTGACTTTCCACAAATATATTTGATGTTTAACCCTATCTCTAAAAAGAACTGGGTGTATAACTATTTTTTTGTTGGCGAGTTACCTTTAAATATAAAAGTTGTTAAGACTACATACAAAGACAATAAGTTTTTGAGTGCTGAGTATGTAGCTGAGCTTGAGAGGTTGCAATATAGAAACCCAGCTTATTATCGTATTTATACTTTAGGCGAGTTTGCTACACTAGATAAACTTGTTTTTGGTACATATACTACGAAAATAATAAGCGATAAAGAGGTTGAGGGTTTAAAACGTTGGATAGGACTAGATTTTGGATATATCAACGACCCGTCCGCACTTGTTTGGGGTTATATAGATACAGTACGTAAAAGGATATACGTTACTGGAGAGTATGTACGTAAAGGTATGAAAAACGACGAGATAGCTGAGACGATGTTTGACTTGGGACTAGCCAAAGATAAGTCTTATGGCGATAGTGCCGAGCGTAAAAGTATTGACGAGATTAAAGATAAAGGTATTAACATAGAGCCTACCGAAAAAGGTAAAGGCTCAATAATACACGGTATCCAATGGATACAACAATACGAGTTAATAGTAGACGAACGTTGTTACAAGGTTATTGAGGAGTTAGAAAACTACACGTGGAAAAAAGATAAAAAGACTGGAGAGTATATAAATGAGCCAGTCGATACATTTAACCATACAATAGACGCTATTAGATATGGTTTAAATAAATATATTAAAGGAACTAAAACACCTAAGGTTTATGTTAAACCTTATGGACTATAAGAGGAGGTAAAACAATGTTAGAAGATAAACTACAAGAAATTATAGTTATAAATGCTGATACTAAAGAGGTTATCGCTATTATCGGTAATGACAATACGATAGTACAAAAAGACGGTATCGACGTTATATTAAATTACACTCCTAACAAAAAGATTTTAAAAGATATAGACGGAAAGATATATCTTAACGAAGATAAGGAGGTGTAAAGATGTATACTTTACCAAAAGGCACTAAAATTACAAATCAAATTATACAAAACGTTATACAATACAACGAAAAGTATAAAGACCGTTATAAACGTTTATTTAATTATTATATTGGTAAACACGATATACTAGAGCGTAAAAAAGACGAGAGCCTTAAAAACAATAAGGTTATGGTTAATCACGCTAAGTATATTACTGATACAAACGTAGGATACTTACTTGGTAACCCAGTAGATTATCAAGTTGGTACTGATAGAGAAACAAATAAACCTTTATATGATATTGACCCTATCCTAGACGCTTATAAAAAGCAAACTATAAATGATTTAGACACGGAAATAGCCAAAGACGTGTCTATTTTTGGCTTACAATACGAGTATGTTTATTCTAATGAGGAGGCTGAGCCTCGTAGTTGTGAGGTAAGTAATGAAAATACTATCATAGTTTACGACGATACAGTAGAACATAATAAACTTTTTGGTATCAATTATCGTGCTATATATGAGGGCGAGCATTTTAAATACTACGAAATCATATACGCTGATAAAAACGTAAAAAGGACTTATAAGTCTACGGATAAATCATTAACTCAAACAGCTAAAGAAGAGACACACGCTTTTGGAGATGTACCATTTATTGAGTATAAGAACAACCCCGAGTATTTAGGAGATTTTGAGCCAGTTATTAGTTTAATAGACGCATATAACATATTACAAAGTGATAGAGTTAACGATAAAGAGCAATTAGTAGACGCTATTTTGTGTATGTACGGTATGGACTTTGACGTTGAACAAGCGGACGAGTTAAAAAAGAGCCGTATGTTAGCTGACTTACCAGTTGACGGTAGAGTTGAGTACTTGGTTAAACAGTTACAAGAAAACGATGTTGACGTATTAAGACAAACGCTTGAAACTGATATACACAAAATATCAATGGTACCAAATATGAGCGACGCTAACTTTGTTGGTAACTCAAGTGGTGTTGCTATTAGATATAAATTATTAGCGTTTGAACAAAACATCAAAAATAAAGAGCGTTATATGGAAAAAGGACTAATGGAACGTTTTAAACTATATAATCACTTTTTAACTACTCAAAGTAAAATGAGTGAGGTACCTATTGAAGAGGTTGACGCTGTATTTAAGCGTAATCTACCAAGTAATGATTTTGAAATATCACAAATGATAAATAACTTAGCTGACTTGTTACCAGCTGAGACTTTAGTAAGTCAACTATCTTTTGTTAAAGACGCTAGCGAAGAGGTAGAACTTAAAAAAGCCGAGGACGAGGCTAAGCCTAAAGACCCATACGATTTAGCTTTCGCTAATAATGAAATAGGAGACGCAAATATTGAGGGCGAAACTAAAGAAAATACTAGCGAAAACGTGGCAAGTAATAAAGTGGATACTACTAACATTATGAGCTAGGAGGTGTTAGCGAGTGGCTAAAACATCTAATTATTGGGATAAAAGGGCGTTAAAGCGTTTAAAGGACGCTGAAAAACAAAGCGAGGTATATATAAAGAGAGTTAAAAGAGTATACGAGCAAGCCTACAAGGATATTGATAGACAATTAGCCAGTATTTATAAAAATTATAGTAATGAAACTGGACTTGATACGCAAAAGTTAAAACAATTACTTACACGTAGCGAGACTAAAAAGACTTGGGAGCAAATGAAACGCCAAGGACTAGATAAATACATAAAAGATAATTATAAATCTCGTATATCAAGGCTGGAGCAATTACAAGCTCAAATATACGCCAAAGCTAAAATGATATATCCTAAAGAAGAGTTACAAAATACAATGTGCTATAAAGGGGTTATTAACCAAAGTTACTATAAAACAATGTATGATACTCAAATGGGTACGGGATACGCTTTTAATTTTGCTACTATTGATAACAATATGATAGACGCATTATTACAAGACCCTTGGAGTGGTGTAAATTACAGCCAACGTATATGGGGTAATACTGATATACTGGCTGATAATTTAAGCCATATACTAGGTGGTGCTATGTTAAGCGGTCAAAGTATGGAGCTTACAGCTAAACAAATGCGAGACCGATTTAACGTTAGTAAGTACTACGCTGAGCGACTTATTAGAACTGAAACAAACCACTTTAATAATGAGGTTGACGCTATGGCGTACGAGGAAATGGGACTTGATAAATACGTTTTTGTTGCTACTTTAGATAGTAGGACAAGTGAAATATGCCAAGCTATGGATAATCAAGTATTTAATTATAGCGAACGTGAGGAGGGTGTTAACTATCCTCCACTACACCCTAACTGTCGTAGTAAAACACGTGCATACTTAGGAAAAGAAGAGGAAAAACACTTACAACGTAGAGCTAGAAACCCTATAACTGGTAAAACTGAAATAATTAACAATATGAGTTATCAAAACTGGATAAAACAGTATCAAAATGTAGAAAATAACAAAAAAACTGTTAAAACTGTTGAAAAAACACCACAAAACAACAATAAAACGCCAAAAACTGTTGAAAATAACAAAAAAATTGTTAAAAGCGATAAATTGAATATACTTAGCGATAAATTGAATAGTTTAGATAAGCCTATTAAAATGGCTGACTATGATTATAAAGGGCTGGCTACTAAACTTAAAGACAATGGATACTTGACTAAAGATATAATGAATACTCGAGCATTTATGTACGAGGGCGAGGACTTAGCTACTAAAAAATTATTATATGATAACAAATATAATAATCTACCTACTGTGTTAGACGCTAAAGAGTACGATAAATTAGACGATAATTACATTAAAGTATTTAGAGGAGTTAAAGATACCGACAAAATGACAGCCAAAGAAATCAACGAACAATTTAGGAGTGGAGAGTTATATATTGGTAATGGTCTTTTTGGAAATGGTACGTATACAGCTGTTAACAAAGAGGTTGCCGAGCATTTTGGTACTGATATTATGGAGATAGCAATACCTAAAAATGCTAGGATAGTAAATTACAAAGATATTAAAGAAGAGTTTACCTATACTGTTGACAAGCCAAGTGACTGGAAACCAATAAATAGTAAAATATATGATTATACTAATACTGGAGTAGAGAGTAGTTTTTTAGGACAAGATTATAGTAAAGCCTTGTTTACTAGAGAGGAAAGCGACGCTTTAAAATCATTGTTAAACGATTATACTTTTCAAGCTGTATCTTGTAATTATGATGTTATCAAGGTTGAGGCTGAGGACTGGTATAGAGTGTTGACTGAGGAGGCACGTAAGGAACTTGACAAAACAAATATGGTAAGACAACCATATTACGTTATATTAAATAGAGGTGCTGTAATAGTCAAAAAAGGAGGTTAATATATGCTTGACGATAAATTACTAATACAAATTGTAAGATATATTGAGTTTGAAACAGAGTACTCTAATAAATATGAGTTAATAAATAAAATTAAACAATATGGATATGATATTTTTAAGTTAGATGTATTAACCGAAATAGAAAAAGAAATTGTTAACAAAGCAAAAATGGAAATCTCGCCATAGAACTTTTTACCTTATCCATTTTTAGTACGCTAAAAACGGGGGCGAGACACGATACCTTATGTGAGGTTTAGGAGGTATCAATAAAACTGGTGCTTGCATAAGAGCGAGGTAAATGGGTTAAGGATACCGTAACAGCCAGTAACTTTATATTGGTAAATCTAAGACGTTGGATATACAACGTCTTATTTTTATAAAAATAGCCGAGAGGCGTTAAACCGAGGAAAGGAGTTATCAAAATGGAAGATAACAAAAATACTACTCAAGGCGTAGACACAGCTACTACACCTACAAACGAGGACAATAAAGCTGGAAAAACTTTTACTCAAGCTGATATGGATAATTTAGCTGGAAAAATTAGAGGCGAAGAAAAGGCAAAAAACGACCAAGCTATCAAAGAGGCTGTCGCTCAAGCTATCGCTGAGGAAAGACGCCAAGCGAAATTAACCGAAGAACAAAGAGAGGCTGAGGCTAAAAGTAAACGTGAGGCTGAACTTAAAGCACGTGAGGACGATATAACTTTACGTGAGAATAGAGTTAAGGCTCAAGAGCTATTAGCTCAAAAAAATATCCCTATTGACTTAGTGGACTTTGTAGTTGATTTAGACGCTAACAAAATGCAAGAGAAAATCGATACACTAGCAAAAACTTACAATAAGTCGGTAGAGACTGGAGTTACTGATAAATTAAAAGGTAACCCACCAAAAGACTTTTCTAATAGTAATGAAACTGGCAACGATAAACCTAAATATACTGGTACCGTTGCTTTTTAAATGCCATTTTGATTATTAAATCAAAAAATTAAATGATAAAGGAGTGATGTATATATGGCAAGAACAGACGCAAGAAATATTTTTATAAATGATAATGATAAAG